TCGACTTAACCAGTGGCATGTTACTTCCCCTTTTTAGCCGTTTTAGCCGATTGTTTGAAATCTTTGTTCGTTGGTGCGCCAGGCGAGCCGGGTTTGCGCATCTTTTCGCCACTTCCGGCCTTAATGCGCTCTTGTTTTGCGTGAATGTTCGCGTACAGCCCAGGTTTTGTTGCCATCATGCCCCCATCCAGCCAGTTGCAGCGACAGGTCGCTGCGTGTAGCCATCATTGCGCCGTGAGGCGCGCTCAAAACTCGACTCTCGGCTTGCCATCGGGAACGCGAACGTCACCGCTAGGGCGTCGGCTGCGTCCGGTGACGCGAGGCCTCTCGACTTCATTTCTTTCTTGCCTTCCAAGTAGATCGTACCCGACGAGTCGGGCTTCTTCATGGGGCCTGTCAGGTCGGCTTTGAGCTGCCTGTCGTTGGGGATGCTGGCCGTTCGTAGCCAGTCCTTCATCGCACCCCACATCTCGGCTCGCTTGTTGCCGTACATGACCGGCTTGGAGGACTTCCAACCGAAGTTCACTCCCCGCACCTTGTAGCGCTGTTCTTTTAGCCTGTCAAGTACCCCGTAGCCTAGACCGCCTTCGTCGATCACTGTTAGCGCCGGGCGGTACTCCTCGATGGCATCAATCACTCGGCCAACGGTCGTCATCGTGTCCTCGCCGTGGTACCGTTTGATCGCGACTAGATCTCGCCCTTGTCGGACGACGATGACGGTTGCGTCCGCGCCGCCGCGAGCTGGGTCAACGCCGACAACAACTGGCGCCGTCTCGTCCTTGTAGCGTGGCCTTTGGGCGGCATCGTCGACAGCAGACGCACCAATAAACTGATCTTCGCCAGCCGATGGGAATTCACCGTAGACCTCAACCCTAGCCTGTGGCGAATCCTCGCCATACTCCGCAATGATCTGCTCATATATCTGCTTGTCCGTGTCTTCGACCGTTCGCGAGTCAATATTCTCCGTGTGCCAGAAGGCCCGCTTGGCGTGGAAGCACTCGTAGAAGTAGCCTTGATTACGCCGGGGGTTACTGAACGCGAACCAGTACCGGTCAAGGATGGGTTCGGTAAAAAAGCCCGCACCGACCGACCAAATGGCGTCCGGAATACCTGAGGCCTCGTCGAAGATCAGCATCATGCCGTCGTGGTTGTGAACACCGGCGTAACTGTCAGGGTTTTCTTCCGACCAAAGCTTGCCTTCAGCCGCCCAGTAGCGCGTACCTTTCTTCAAGTCGCGCTCGACCAGTTCCGTAATCCACTTAGCCGGAATCAGCTTGGTTGCGCTAATCTCCCACCAATGGCTGTTAATCACCATCGCCTGCCACTTGGTTAACTCGCCCCATGTCACGGATCTGAGCTGGGCTTCACTGTTAGCCGACACGATTACGCTTGACCCGATGCGGGTGGACAGCATCCACAAGACGAGCCAAGAGACGAGCGCAGACTTACCAATCCCTCGACCGGACGCGACCGCAGTGCGTAGGGCGTCCATGTCAATCTGACCCCGATTATTTCGGATGTGCGTGGCGATTCTGCGCAGTATCTTGCGCTGCCAGGTGCGCGGGCCTTTGAACTTGGCCAGCGGCGTGTTGGGTTGCCCCCACGGAAACGCGAACAGCACGAACGCTTCGGGGTCGTCAGCGATGGTCGGCGCCCAGAGGCGCGTCATTAGGAGCTGCTCGCCCTCGGCGTCATAGATCGGCTGTTGCGCCATTATTTACCTTGCAGTCGTTTCAAGTCTTGCAGGTGGTCGGAGCCTATAAAGTACACGCCTTTGGGTTGCGACAGCAACCAGCGTTGGCGGTGTTCGTTGGCTTTGTTGGCCATTTGGCGTGCGGGTGTGTCGTCAGCCTCCCACATTTCGCGCTCGCCCCGATCTAAAAACGCCGCTACGTTTTCCTTTGACGCCGGGCGCTGGGCTTCTTGCAAAAACTCCGGCCCCATGTTTTGCAGAAAAGTCGCCAAGGTCTTGCTGTCAAACTTACGGTCTTTAAAGTACCCGAACTTGTCTTGGTTTTCCAAAATGCTATCAAATATCGTCTTGTCGCTAGGCAGCACGTCTTTTTGTTTGTTTACGTCCGTGTTGGTAAACAGCGTAAACAGGAATTCTGATGGGTATCCTTTGACCGCTTTGGCGGCTGCGTCGTCCCACGACCCTTTGTATGACACGCCCGGCAGCTTGTCGCCACCCGTGCCTTCGTAATACGCGCCGTGTTGCGCAGCCTCTGCTTTGATGCGAGCAGGCAGCGTCATGGGTTCGCCATGCACTTGCCCGACAAAGGTCACGCCAGGGCGAGGTGAGTAGGTCTGTATTGGTGCGGTGGGCGCGGCAAAGGCGTCAGCGCCGACTGCTTGCCGCAATACATTAACCGACGGCGGTGCGAGTGCGTTCAGTGGCATTTTCCAGATACTCCGGTTGCTGTTCCGTAATCAGTCCATCGATGACGCGTTCTTGTGCCTGCTGCAGCGCCTGCGTGATGCTGATCTTGTTCGTGATGTCGACACTAATTTCTTGGCGGGCCGTCCAGCCGTGGGCGTGCTGCAGGATTGCGAGCGCCGCCTTGCTGTCGCCAGCGCGGGCTGCGTTGCGCAGGTGGGCACTGGCCTCCATCTCGCTGTCGGCGCGGCCTTTCATGGCGGCCATGTCCGCTGCCGGGTCAAGCTCGCACAGCTGCCTAAACTCGGTGGGCAGCATACCAGCCGCCAAAGCAAGCGAGTCGCCCTTGAGTCCAAGCGCAGCCGCGTCATAGATGGCCTGCAGCCTGGCTTCGGTCGCTTCGACTTTGCGCGGGGTGAATGGGATTGATTTGAACATGGCTGCATATTAGCGCATTTGCGTGTGATGTCAATTTGTGGGCAATGTGGGCTATTTTTCTGGTGGTCGTTGGCTGGTTTTATAAAGAAAAAAAATTTTGTGCAGACCCTCCGTAATCGTGACCGGCCAGCCACGGGCCCCCCACCCCCCTAGGTTAGTGAGCACTCACTTTTTTGGGTTGCCAGGCTGACAAGTTAGTAAGCACTAACTAACCAGGTTAGTAAGCACTCACTTACAAAGTTAGTGGTCACTAACATAGCCAGGTTAGTGGTCACTAACTATTAGCATAATGCTACCAAACCTGTGGATAACTTATAATAACCCTACTAGCATTGGTGGATAATGTGGGCAATTCGCAAAAACCCACACTTTTTCTGTTTAAAATCAATGGCTTACAACTTTTGTTATCAAAAGGTAATAAAAAAAGCCCTTTAAAATCAAGGGTTTGCGTGTGGGCAATTTAGGGCCCTTTTTTTAAAGTCGTCGGCTGTGTATAGCGTGGGGCACGGGGGGATATACAGCAAACTACTGTATAGAACTACTGTATAAAATATAAATTCTGACTTTATAAAAACAATAGCCCACATGACCCACAAATAGCCAAAAGCTAGTAGCAGACTAGGTTATCGCGTGGGTCATCCGCGCCATTTTCATGACCCACAAACCGCCCAAATGACCCACAAAAAGACACCAAAATAAATGCAAAATAATCCTTTACATTTATTTTTGTGTCGCTATAATGGTTTCAGCAGCAAAACATTGTATAGCAAAATAACTGCCTAAATTTTAGGCAATTCACCTGGAGGATGACATGATTCACATGTATATCGGCGCTGAAGTTCAGCGCAACACCAAAACCGCATGCAAAGTGCCGCTCGAATCGCTACCGCGTCAACACGGCAGCGTGCCATATAAATCGCGCGCGCATGTCACTTGTGACGTTTGCGCTGCTGCTGCGGCAAAAATCGCCAATATGAGAGGCGACAAATGAAACCTACCCTTCTTGAAATCGCTTGCGCCGTGTTCGGCTTTGCATCACTCGCGCTATTTGTATTTATGTTGCTGGCTTACTAACCTACAGGAGAACCGACCATGACTGACACCACATATAACGGCTGGACAAACTACGCCACTTGGCGCGTCAATCTCGAAATCTTTGATGGTTTTGATCCGCGCGAGCATTTTGCAGATTACGACAGCACGATGGCCGTATCTCAGGATTTTGCGGATCAATTGCAAACGTATGCGGAGGATTACATCATTTATAGTCATGAATCCGCCGCTAACAGCCTGATGGCGGACTATGCCCGCGCATTCATGTCGGACGTGAATTGGCGCGAGATTGCGCAGCACATGACCGCCGATTACGCAGACGCATGACGCAGTACGGCTGGCTTGACGACTTCGGGGCGGTCTGCTGTTGGCGGGACTATCCACCAGCGGCTGGCCGGCCTTACATAACGCGCAAAGTAACGCGCAAACGGGCGCAAACGCCCACAATCGAAACCCACGGCGCTGCGCTGTGGTAACAATGGAGAATCGACCATGCAAACCTTAAACATTGACGGCACTACGTACACACTCAAATTCGACAAATGCCCGATTGAGTGGGCAAAACTTGCCCGCAAGGCATGGAAACCAAAGAAACCCAAAGATATCCGCAAGTTTCCCAAAGATTACGCCGGTACGATGTCAACGGGCGATTATGTCCGCCAATTTGAAACGTTAAATAATCTTGTGCCATGCGATTACACGGAAATGCTTAACTATTCCGGAACCGCGCTGTATGACCCGACAATCCCACTTCTGGAGAATTTGACCGATGAAAACATTTAAATTTAAGCGTGTCGTCGTTGACTATTGCGACATTGAAGCCGCCGACATTGACACGGCGCGGGAAATCATCTATTCCGGCACTGCCGATTGGGAACACGATGCAACGATCAGTATTGAGGAGCTGACCAATGAAGACGCAAATTGATACCAGCGGCGGCCATTGGCCGCAACATCTTTGGCCATACACGTACACGCATGGCGACACCGAACTATTGTGCTTTGTAGACTGGGAGCCGGCTGATCGGTCGGTCGGCTTTGCTGGTAATGCTTGGCTGATCCACGCTTACGCCGGCGGTGTGGATGTGGTCGACCTGCTCAAAGATACGATTATCCGTGGCATTGAATCGGAGGCTGCATGTTCGCTCTCATCGGATTGATACTTGCGGCCATGCTCGCGATCGTGCTAGGGTTATAGCGCGGCATCTCTCCAGCCGTCCTTCGGTTCGCCCGTCAGGATCAAACCTGACGGGCTTTTTTTTACTTGACCAGGCGAACGGCGGACGGCGGTGGTGTTTCTTCGACCATGCGCCGGAGTTCTGACTTGCTCGCCGTGTCGGCCAGCTCTGGCGCACAGATAATGTGCTTACGGGTGTCAAACTCTCGCGACTTTATGCGCCCCATATCGACCCAGCCGGCCTCTTTCAGCGCATGCAGTAGCGCCTGCTGTACCACGCGAGTATTCATTGGTGCGCCACCCTGCAGGCGGTCGCACAGGCTGTAGAACGGTGCGGCCACGACACCTGCAGAGAACTCGCCCAAGCGGCGCTCGATCATCTCGACCAGATAGGATTCGGCGGTCGACCTACCCTGCTCGACCATGATGATCTTGGCTTCGGTCAGTGGTGGAGTGCCGCCTGGGTTGAATTTGCTCACGTCACGCTGATACAGCCACGCTGCGACCGCCGAACAGCCGCCATTATCCAGCCAGCGCCACAAGCGGGCACCCTCTTCCTCGGTCATGCGCGGCGCGTCCGAATATACGACAAACCAGCGGCGATCCTCAGACGGCAACGACAAGGGCACCCGCTCATTCGAGAATGCCAGCACCAGCATTCGGTTCAGCGCCTGGTACGGGTGCAAACCCTTGCGGTTAACGGTTACAAACTCAGGCGGCGCGGCGATAATGGGCTTCAGGTGATTCTCGAGCGCCCTGCGATCCTTCGCCTCGCTCTGGCGCAGCTCTTCGAACACCATAATTTCGGATTCGTAGTTGTAGCCCCATTGAGACGTAATTTCCTCGTTACGCACGATAGCCACGTTACGCCGGCTAGCGCGAGCACCCCCAACAGCCCATAAAAACGGCTCGTATAGCGTATCTTTGCCGCTACCCTGCCGGCCAATGTGCAGAATCGCGTGATTGATCTTGACGTCTGGGCGCTGCACCTTGTGCGCTATCACGTTAAGCAAATGCTCCCGCTCAAACGCTTCGGGCACCATCCGGTGCAGATGGTCTAACCAAAGCGTTACATCGCCAGCCACGCACGCCGGACGGCCATTCGACCATCGGTTACCGTAGACCTGACCGTCACGCGACACAAGCACCGTCTCGCCGGCAGCGTAAGTAATACCGGCTAAAGCGAGCGCACCTTTCGCCTGTCGGTTTTCGTCAAAGCATGTAGACGCCTCAATTCGGCGCGGCGTTTTGCCCTTGTGGATGGAGTGACAGGTGACGTGCCGAAAGAGTGCATTGAAAGTATTGCGACTAATCTCGCGTCGATCGTCCATGTCAAAGTACGAATCATCGTCCTGAATGTACGCAAAACGCTCATACCAGCTTTCCTTCTCGACCCTATCCAGTTGTTTTTTCTCGACCTCGGCGATCACCTCGGCACCCTTGTCTGGGAACGCCTCGGTCGGCGTCAGTTTTGCAAGCGTTTGATCCATCACAGCCGCGAGCAACTCTTCACGCAAGCCAGGCGCGTGCTTCGGCCCACCATTGGCCGCGACCCAATCGAGGAACGCGTTTGAGTCGAAGTCGACGCAGTGCGAGTGCAGGCAGCGGTAAGAGCGCGTCGATGGGCTGTAGCCGCCTTCGGGGTTGCCGTCCGTGTGCTGATCCTTATTCGGGCAGATGACAGTCGCCCACCCGCGTGTGTTCGGTGTGGACAGCAGCACGCCCTGCGCGGACAGCCACGCCATCACATCATCCGCGCCATCGTCTGAGAGCCGGATAGGACGCACGCCCAAGGATGATGGCTCGGACGGCGTGACGTTAAGAGCTGCGCAGATTTCGGGCAAGGTGAACTCGCGGTCGGGGTGGAACTCGACCAAACGCGACGCGAACAAGTCACGCCCCGGCTTGATATTGATCGAGCCCGGTAGGCGGAAGTTACGCACGGCGTTATTGGCGCCTGGGTCGCAGTAGCCGGCCTTGATAATCGCGTCGATCGCAGCAGCGTACTCGCCCTTGGTCGGCTGCTCGGAAAAAGCGTATCCCCACTGGAACGACCCAGCGGACGTCTCGATGATCCACGTCGGCGGCAGGGGCGGGATGTTGGGCGCCTTCTCAGGGTCGCCCACGTCATCCAGCACCATGACCAGAACGTAATCGCAATTGTCTTTCGATGCCGATACATGGCCGTCCTTGAATCGATCGACAATGAATGACGCGGTGTTACCGTAGATCGCCCAATCAGGTTTGGTCGGATAGTCGGGCAGGTAGGCCGGCCATGTGCAAATGACCGCGCCATCGGGGTGGAGCTGGATCTGACCGTTTTTGAGTTTGGGTTTCTGGCGCACGACCAGTGCAGTCTCACCCTGTGGTGCCAATTTGGTATAAAATTCGAGGAAATCCATTGCAGTCCTTGTAGTTGAAGAAGCCGCCCTGCCAGGCGGCTTTTTTATTTGATCGCTTGCAACAAACGTACTTCGGCTTCGCGACGCGCGGCGATAGCCGCCGCAATAGTCTCAAACAAACCTAAATTGAAATTTTTGTACCCGACTTTGATGCGCGCGTTCCATTTTTTACGATCTGCGCGCCAAGTGACGCCCGCAACCCCGCTTTTGCTATTCACGCGGACGCCAACATTGTGCATGTTGATGGATTGATCTGCAAGCCGCAAATTCTCCATGCGGTTATCGTTTTTTACGCGGTTTATATGGTCGATATTTTTTGACGGCCAAACGCCATGCACGTACAGCCATGCCAAACGATGCGCTTTATATAGGTGCCCGTCCAACCGTATCACCACATAGCCATAATGATCGGTAGCGCCCGCTATCGCTCCAACTTTTGCGCGGGGATGGCTAACTCTCCACATAAATTCGCCAGTTTCTGGCGCATACTGCAACAGCTCGCGCAGTCGATTTTGCGTAATCATAGTCGGCCTTTTAAAGTTACTTGCCGTATCGTAACATAATGCTGCCCTCCGCAGCAAGCGGCAACTCCGGCGCCCATGCTGGATTGGTCGTCATTATTTCGTGCAACCGAGCGCTGACGCGCTCCGCATCACCGGCGTCGCACTCTACTAAAATTTCATCGTGAACATGCGCTACTGGGCACAGCCCTTCGGCGTCTGCAATGTGCAGTGACTCTCGCAACAGGTCGTGCGCAGCCGCTTGGGTGATATTTTCTGTTGCCAGCCCGCGCCACAAGCGTGCCCGTGGCCATTCTTTCGCGTCCGCTGCAGGTTTCCATGCCGCCTTGACGTACGTGATCTCGTCACCCTCAAACTTAGCAAATGGATAGCACAAGATGCGCCCACTGGGCAGCGCGTACCAGAGATGCTGCTTGTCGTACAAGTAGGTGACCCGACCGGCGGTAAACTCCCGCCCAGGATTGCGTAGCGCCCGCGTGTAAGCCTCCTCGAGTTTTGTCCAGTAGCGCACGGCCCATGCGTTAGCGCGTCGCCATGCGTCCACAATCCGGCGTGAGTCTGACTCGGGCAGGACAACGCCGTAATTGCGACCCATCGCCGAAAACGCGCCGATAGACCCCCCAAACCCTAAACTCAAAATTGCGACCTTGCCTATCTGACGTTGCTCTTTTGATACTGTTTCTTCAGGCACGCGGTAGATGCCGGCGGCCTCACGTTTGTAAATGTCACGGCCATCGCGGAAGACCTGCAAGACCTCGTCGGCCTGCGGATCGGCAGATAGCCACGGCGTCATGCGCGCTTCAATAGCCGACCAATCGTAACCAACAAAGACTTTCCCCGGCGCTGCAATCAGTGCGGGCCGGAGCATTCCTTTGAGAACATCTGTAGCGCGTTTTCCAAATCTTGGGGTGATGCTGTGGCCTCTGACCATAGCGTGCCGTACAGCATCCGGGTCTTCGGCGCATTTTCGCGACATATTGTGTAATTGCGCGCCATAGCTTGAAGCTCTTCCGGTGGCAGAACCTCCTGCAAATACGAAAGCACCTCGTACTCGGTGATCGTCTTCATCTGCCAAGCTCGCAAGGCGGCTGAACTTCGCAACCGACGACGCCCAGAGGTCATCTGCGCATTGAATGACGTCCGCAACAGTGGTCGGAATCTCATCGGGGTTTTCCTCGGCAAAAGCCAGTAAATTGGCACGTACGGACTTGTCGATAGAATACTTCAAGTCGCCGTCCTTGTATGTCTCCATCATCTTTAAAGCTTGCGGGCCGACACGCTCCATCACCCACTGTTTCATCTTGGGGCTGCGCACCGACTTAAGCTGGCCTTCGGTTAGGTCGGCGACCAACATTTCAATATCAGTTTTTTCGTCCCTCGCATAGCGGACAGCTGCCCGCGCCAGAGGCAGGTCAAGCAGCACGCCCCGATCGTTGATGCGCTCGTTCGTGTGGTAGTCGGCCAGCTCCTGCTCAGATAGCGGGCGCATGGCCTTGCTGATCGCGCGCATGGCACGGACATCTTGTTCGCAGTAACGGATCATCTCAGCCATCAGCTCTGGCGAATTGTTAAACGATCCATCAATTTGAGGGACGGAAAGTAGTCGGATAAGCTGGCTTCCACGGTGGTCTTTTCGCATGCTGCTTGAGATGGCGCGTCCGACGTCTTCAAGGCTGCCAGGTAAGCAGTTAGCACGCGCTTGTGCAGCGGTGCAGACGAACTGCTCGAGTTGAAAGTTACACTGTAGGACGTACCAAAAGATGAGACGCTCAAAGGCGGCGTTGTGGGCGTAGATGCGTCCGGTGTGATTGCGCACGGATTGCGGAAACGGTTGATCGGGCTGCCACGTAACAACTTCGCCCTCATCAAAGGCGTACGACATACAAAGTACATCGGTGGTTCCATCTTGGGCATAGTTGTAAACCCCTTTAGAGGATAGGTCGCAGCGACTGCGCGTCTCGAAGTCGAGCCAGAGATTGGACATAGTTTTCGATTCCATCGTGCCAAAGTTTAGTGAATTGAAGATCAGAAGTTATAGCTACAGAACCGGTAAACAAATTTATTGTTGTTAGTTCCATCGACCACGACAAAGAATCTAAGCACATCCACAAGTCGCACATAAGGGATAGTTTTTCCGGCAAGGTGTGCGATTCACCGTCAACTTCTAACAGCCGCACATACTGCGCATCAACGTCAATTTGAAACGCGTCGGGTATAAACCCCAAGCGGCCTACGACGTCGTAACCCATCACAGCGTTGATTTCTTTTCGCAAACCATGTTTGCGCCAGCCGGGGTTCTTGGCTAGGAAATCTTGAATGACTAGCTCATGTTCGCGCATAATTTTTATCGAAGAAGGGTGACCCCTGTCATCTTGCCAGCATCAGGTCGAACCGACCAAGGAAGAGCCTGATGATTAGATGACCGGGGTCATAGAAAAGGTGGGGTACTCGCTGCGTCTGTCGCCTTGCTTGGCTCAGGGCGCCTGATTGATCCTGAACAGGTGTGCCTACTCAACCCACTTAACAATCAGTACTCACAGCATCCGCTTTCCCCCATGCTACTTAGCCGCGACGGCGGCGGGCAGGTGCGGCTTCGGCTGCAGGTGCTTCCTGCTCCTCGGCCTCGTCTGCTTTACCATCCATCGACACCCACTCGACGATCTCAAAGACCGGCGTGAAGATGCGGCCATACGACTTGTGCGTGTAGTGGTCTTTTTTGAGACGCACGATCGGCACTGGCTTGCTCTGGTTCTTCTCCACCTGCTCGGCAATCGCAACCGCCAACTGCTGAACAGCTCGCTTGCCACCCACGGACGTGACGGTGTAGCGCGCTTCCATGTCCTTGTCGGCGCCAGTGACGCATTTCAATGACATGCCGACCTGCGCCTCCCAACCACGCTTGGCGTTGGGTGGTGCTGCTTCCATCTCTGGCAGCGGCTCGGATACCGACACCATCTTCTCACCCAACACTTCACCCTCACCCCAAGCAATAAAGCCATGAATGAAAGAAAACGGGTTGATCGCCCACGTTGCGTCGTCATCGACTTCGGTTTGGTCTGCACCAAACACCCAGTGGCCGGTCTTGTCCATTTTCAGGATGACGGAGCCTGCTGGGCCGACTTCGGTCTCAAGCGTGCGCAGTGCGGTTGAGAGGGTAGATACTGCTGGAAGGTTTGCACCTTTGAACGTGACCATATTGGACATTACTGTACTCCTATTAAAGTTTAGAGAGGGCTGCAGTCAACTGCTTCCCGATTTGCAAAACCGCTGGCCTCGGATCAGACTCCGGCGCCAACGTACTCCCCGACGAGATCGATACGACCAAATCCGACGGGAAATCTAGTGTAGTCTTTTTCAAGACTTTTTCAAGCTGTGCAGGCGATTTAATTTTCGTCTCGTAGGCGTCTTCTACGCCATTCGCATCAACCCATGCTTCGACCTTCGCCTCGTCCACCCACTGGCGTGTGCCACGCTTGGCGACCAGTTTGTAGCCGGGCACGGGGCGGTCGTTCTCAAGCATCTGGAACGCAAGCGCGCGCAGTTCCTTGATGTAGTCTTCCAGCATATCAGCCTGACGCAGCTGTGTTGCGATCTGTTCTGCCGGCAGGTTAGTCAGCTGCACCTTCAATGCACGGTCAGCTGCACCGGTCATGCGTGGGCAAATAGGTTTTGCAGTGCACCAACGGCAGTGGTCGCCTGTTGCAAACGGTGCCTCTGGCCATGACGAGAGACGCACAGCGTAGAGGAGTTCTTGCTCGAACTGCTTGACGCGCTCAGGTGTTGTGACCCAACGACGGATCGATGGCGGCTGCACGATGATGCACTCGATCTCTTCAGCACCTTCGAATATCCATTGCGCTGCCGGTGTTCTCATGGCTGCTGCTGCGTAGAATAGGAGCTGCGGATTATCAGTAGCATCCACAAGAACACCATCACCAAACTTCCAATCAAGAACCACGGCGCGATTGCCAAGTCGGCCAAGTAAATCAGTGCTGCCAAAAACCCCTGGTAAAAAATCGCCAAAGCCAACGCGGGTTTCAACCATGTACTCCATCTTCTTTTCGGGATCGACTTCATCGAGTAGCGCGAGAGCGGGAATAATCTTTTCATCGAGTAGCTCCGGTGTGAGTGTCTGATCTTTGTACTGGGCGCCCAAGCACTGCGCGGGCTTCTTGTCAAACTCAAGCAGTTCGGCGATCACGTTATGCAGGAGAGTTCCGCGTGCTGCGTGTTCGGACTCAGGTTGGGGCGGCATCTGTTGCACGAGCTTGACCGATGCCGGGCAGTTGATGACGCGCTTGGCGGTGGAACCGCCGACGATATTGGAATGTGACATTGAACTGTACTCCCGTGTAGTGATTGAGCCTCGACTGTAGACCCTAAAATAATCCTTGTCAAATACTTTTTGATGCCTTATATTTCGCAGCATGCTTGAACGCGAAATTGAAAATTACTTTGTGTGGACGGTCGAACGCGCTGGCGGTAGGACGTACAAGTTCAGGTCAGTCAACCAGCGCGGAGTGAGTGACCGCATCGCTTGTATGCCTGATGGCAGCACATGGTTTGTTGAATTGAAAACCAAAGGTGGTCGGTTGTCAGAGCAGCAAAAGATCTTCCGCAACGACGTGTTGCGCTTAAAACAAAACTACGCCTGTTTATGGTCGAAGGAGATGATTGATGAGTGGATTAGACAGAGATCAAATTAACAAAATTATTCAAGACAATTGGTTATTTCACGGCACGATGGCGTTAGGTGTGGTGATGGATATTGGGCATCTTGAGCGCTTTGCCGCCCTAGTCGCAGCCGCAGAGCGCGAGGCGTGCGCGAAGGTGTGTGAGCAGTGGGAGTGGGCTAATAACGCCGCAGACGCTATCCGCGCCAGAGGCAACGATGCAGCTTAGACCGTACCAAGACGAAGCCGCCGATTTCTTATATGAGCGTGACCGGGCGATGATCTTGGCACCCGTGGGTGCAGGCAAGACGGCAATCACACTGACCGCCATGCAGGCGATGGTGAAGGACGGGTACGCCAGTCGTTTCCTTGTCTTGGCGCCAAAGCGTGTTTGCACGGACGTCTGGCCCATCGAGGCGCGCAAGTGGGCGCTGGAGCTGCACTGCCGCACAGCTGTGGGTACACCGCGCAGTCGGGGCGAGGCGCTGGATTCTGACGCGCATATCGTTGCGACCAACTACGACAACATTCAGTGGCTAGCCGAGCAAGACCTGTCGACCTTCGACGCGATCGTGTTCGACGAGCTGACAAAGTTGAAGAACCCGTCAGGCACACGTTTCAAGGCGCTACACAAGATCATCGACCAGTTCAAGATACGCTGGGGTCTGACGGGGTCGTTCACGTCCAACGGCTTGGAAGACGTCTTCGGTCAGTGCAAGATTGTGGACGAGAAGTTGCTTGGCCGTGCCAAGGGCGCCTTCTTGCAGCAATACTTTGTATGTATGAACCGCGACTTCGGCGAGTGGTTGCCACGCCCAGGCGCCCTGCCGTTGGTCATGGAGCGCATCAAGCCGGCCACCTACGTCTTGGAGCCAGGCGAATACAAGGACAAGCTGCCCGAGTGCCACGTCGTTGAGCTGCGCTGTCAATTAGAAGACCGCGCGCCGTACGAGAAGATGAAGAAAGACTTCGTGGTGCAGTTTCCGACCGCTGAGATATTAGCCGCCAACGCAGCAGCCGTTACATCAAAGTTGCAACAGATGGCGTCCGGCTTTGTGTACGACAGCAGCCGGGCGGCGTCAGACGTGGCGGGTCAGTTCATCAACAGCAAAGAGGCTGTCTGGTTTAGCGGGCACAAGTTTGATCGATTGGACGAACTACTGGAGGAGAACCAACATGCGAATACGCTTCTTGTTTACCAGTTTCAGGAGGAGGTGGCGGAACTTCGTCGCCGCTATCCAAGGCTTGCCACCCTCGACGACACCGACGCCATCAAACGATGGAACGCCGGACAAATCGAGTTACTCGCTGTGCATCCAAAGTCCGCAGGACATGGCCTTAACCTTCAATTTGGAGGGTGTCACATGGTCTTTCTGTCGCTGCCGTGGTCGCTGGAACTCTATGAGCAAACCGTCGGCAGGCTCCATCGTTCCGGTCAAGTGCGAGATGTCTGGGTCTATATCCTACTCGCCGAGAAGACAGTTGACGAAAAGATCTGGGCAGCCCTGCACGACAAACGAGCGATTTCCGACATAGCGATGGAGGCATTGAAATGACTGACAAACAACCCGAAGCACTGCGGCTGGCTGATAGATTGGAAGCGGATGCTCAAGGTTTAAACCTTGGCGCTGAAGGTATGGGCTGGGAGCCAAGCGCAAACAATATGCACGATGCAGCGACCGAACTACGCCGCTTGCATGAGGTAAATGCTGAGTTGGTGGAGGCGTTGCGAATGTTAGTTGAGATGTGCGATGCCGTTGGCAATTTTGAAAACGGCGTAACTGACGAAACCAATTCCTTTGACGAAGGCACTTTTTACGCAGGTAAAGTAATAGACAAAGCAAAAGCCGCCATTCGCAAAGCTACAGGAGAACAACAATGATTGATGCCTTTATATTTTGGTTGATGAAACCGTTAGCAGAGATTGCCTTCTTTATCATTGTTGTTCTTATCTTGGCCTTCATATTCAGGGGGAAACTATGACCATCACACTAACCCGCGCGGAAGGTTACTACTGCGTTATCTGCGGAAAGTTTTTGCCTGAAGAAGATGGCGTGATTGTGCATGACGATGTGCCGCACCCTGTTGATATGGACTTTGGAGATGAGGAGAAACCGCAATGATCATTAAATCACAGTCAATGCGATTTGTCATGTTAACCATGATGGATGTTGAAGACGATTGGATTAACAGCAAATGGAAAGACAAGGACGACATGATTGATCCCGACAAGCCGATGATCGTGCAAGTTGGCGACTACGGCTACGAGGTGCAATCCTGCGGTGGCGATGGCGATATTGAAGGCTTCGTCATCATGTGCAAGGAAGAACCAGTTTGCAAGTGGGAAGGAATGGAGTGCATAAAACTATGATTACACTAACCCGCGAGGAAGCGCAGTCTGTGCTGGATGCGTTGATATGGACAACAGGGAGTGATGATTTTAGCGAGGCAGGAAAGGCTCGATCAGGCGCGGTCAAACTTCTGTTCCCTGCAATCGAAACCCTCCGCGCCCGACTTAGGGCACCCGAACCGGATTATCGTGATGTTGTGATTAAGGGTGATCTATGGCGCATTGAGTTTTTGCCCGACCATGCCGCAAGCGTAGTGCTTGTGAGGGCGAACTACGAAGCGCAGCCTGAACCGGAGCCGGTGGCGTGGATGCACGATTCACACGTTGGATTTAATGTTCCCCTCTACACCGCCCCACCACAGCGCGAATGGCAAGGGCTGACGAATGATGAAATTTTAGAGGGGTACAGGCAATCGTATGGTGATGATGGGGATTTGACCGACGTTTATTTTGCCCGTGCCATCGAAGCCAAGCTGAAGGAGAAGAACATATGAAATACCTGTTACTACTACTGGCCGCGCCAGCGTTAGCCGCCGAGCCCGGCTACCTGACTTACGATGACGTGCATGTGCAGACGGTGTTAACGCAAGACCACCCCAGCTGGTGCCACGGCATGAAGATGGCGTTCGACATTGACGGGTTAAACCGTGCGTATTACGGCTGCTGGGCGGGCTCGCAAGGCTTCGTGCATATCGAGATGCTAGACGGCAGCAAACGTGTCATACCAATGGCAAAATTTTCTAAACCCAAGGAGGCAACAAAATGACGGACTTTACCAAGTACGAAACCCAGCGTGAGATTCTGATCGACTACCTGCATGTCATGATTGCCCGTAGCGATTGGCACGGCGTCTCTGATGTGGCCAACGATCTGCGCGAACTGGAGGCCGAACAACGTGAAAAGACTTGATTATTGGAAGGCCAAACTAAAGGCCGCGCAGGTAGAAGAGCGCCAGCGCAATAAAGAGTACAACCAAATCGCCAACGCCTGGATGCGTGCGGTGGATAAATTAGAAACCATAGAACAGAAGGTCGAACATGAAAAAACAAAGCTGGCGCGCACTGAATGACCAGTTGCCGTCATTGTCAGAGGACGAGGTGTTCGCGCTACTGACGCATGAGACGTTGAACGAGCGCCGCAGCTCCCACCTGCAGCGCCTGCATCAGCGGTACTGCGCCCTGCGTGACGCCCGTGAACGGCTGGAGATCATGGCCAAGGCGGTGCGGCCATGAACATTATTGAGATGGCACACAAAGCGGGGCTGTGGTACTCCGAAAGCACGTTCGTATGGACGTCGCCGACCGAAGGCAATCAGTATCCGGAAGGCATACATCAGGAAGCACTTGAACGCTTTGCCGCTTTAGTCGCAGCAGCAGAGCGTTTATCGGTAACAGAAGCCATTAAAGAAGAAATGACAGACGAGCTTGAGGATGAGGCTTACCACTTGTGCATGGAGTTAATTGCAAAGATATTAAAAAGAGGCCAAACATGACTGTCATAGACATTGCCACAAAGCGACAGCCCGTCACTTACACCTTAGTGATTACCCACCACTGGGATGGTCATTTTGAATTTACAGTGTTAGACGTTGCAGATGACGAGCGTAGCCGAGAAGCCGTCGGGTACGCACTAAAGAAAGCCGCAGAAGCGTGGGATACGTCAGAGGTGCAAGAATGAAATGTCAGCAGTGCGGCAGCAAGACCCACGTTGTAAACACCACGCAACAGCCAGGCGGCATACGGCGGCAGCGCAGGTGCTCATCATGCAAGAACAATGCCTACTCAGCAGAGGTGTGGGTCGCAGGCAACGTAATGGTGGGAAAATCGATTTATACTAAGGACGAGGCAGCGTTGATAAAAAAGAAAGGTGTTGACGCCCGCCGTGCAAATGAAGACAGGAGGAAAGACGATGTTACGTGATGGCTACTTTATCAAAGAAGAACCACCCAAGATCGGCGCGCACTATATTCCGCAGTTGTATCAGCGCGACTCTACGCCAGAGGAGCGGTTTGTTCAGGACATCATGCTGGGCGTGCCCATACGGTACGAGTCGCCTGTGGTGAAGTTCTTGGGCAGGCTGTTGAGCGTATGAAGGAGCTTGTCCTCGTCTATTACGCGGCCATTGTGGTGGCGACCATTGGCTTTCTGGCTTTCTTTGTGCCTGTCGACCACTCGCGCCCCACGCCATCTGATTGCGTGGTGGCCGAAATATCCCCCGACATGTCGGCGCGCGACCGTGAGGTCTGCCGGCAGTTACGCCAGCATCGTCACCGCATGTGACTTAGCCTCTGCTACCCGGCGCATCCAGCCTTTGCCAAAGGTTGCGAACGTCGGGAGCGCCTTATAGAACAGCTCCTTTTCCATGCTGAACTTAGCGATCAAGTCTTTCTGATTGGCGGTCTTTATCGCCTGCATGGTCTTGGGGCCGATGACGCCGTCAGGGTTCGTTCCGATCGCTTTCTGCAGGGTTCGGATGGCACGGCCAGGGCCAGCGTTGACCGCAAAGTCGAACATCAGATAGTCGAGGCCGGTTGGCAGCTCGTCGGCCTTGACCGCATCCCAGTACTTGCGCTTGTACAGCCGCGCTACCGTCACTGGGGTCAACGCGCGCATCTCTTTTTCGCCAACAGGATGACCGACCCATTCTTCCCAGACCCGTTTAGTGACGCCCAAGTTGGTCATGCCGCCTGGGTCTTTGGGGTGGTTGACGAACCCACCCTCATGCTGCAGAACTGCCTGCAGCGCCTGGCGGAAATTGTCCTTCATTTCTTGTCAGGCGTCACAACCCCAATCAGACCAGCGACAGCCAACCCTGTGGCGATGATAGCGTCGGCCATCTGAGGCGCGATGGGCACACCGGCAGCGGCCAAGAACAGGAACAGACCACGCCAAGTGGATGGCTCTTTAGCACGGGCTAAGATAAACGTCTTCATAACACCTCCTTATTTGTCCTGCTTGTGGTCAAGCCTGTCGAAGATTTTACCCAACATGTCGCGGATGTCGCGGATGTCGTCCTTGTAGTCTTCACGCGTCACATACGTGTGCGGCATGGCACGCACGTCTGTGTCCAGCCGGTCAATTGAACGGTGGATGTTGTTCAACACCCAGCCGCCGAAGAATCCGGCGATCGCAACCGCGATATTAAAAAGCACTTGCGAATCCATGCGTCACTCGTAAATGATATTGATGGTGCCGGCGTCAAACTGCTGTGTGCCGTCAACATATAAGCGAATTCTATCAAGAGCAGCTGATAGCGATATTGAAGATCCAGTATAAATAGTGGTTGTGGTGTCGCTATACCCAACTACACCAAATGCACACCAAACATTTCCGTTGAGGTTTGTAATTGTAACGGCTCCATGACGAACTGCCGCAGCACCCGAAGCGCCGCCAGCACGCAAACCTATGCCAGTTGTATAGTTTGTCGTTCCAGCAGTAGAAGAAGCTACCGATGTACTAGCGCCTAAATACCCTGAAATTACATAGCCACTGGATGTGCCAAGCTGAATCAAAACATCGCCCGTGCTGTTTGTGCTAACGCCGTTAAACATCAGCGTAATACGCCGCACCCACGACGGGATGCTGGTAAATTCAGGTGCTGTTTGGTTAGTCAGCGTAATTGCTGTACCTCTTTGCAGGCTGTCATACACAGCACCGCTGTTCGTAATAACACCTGCGCTACCGTTAATGATTACTGACATGACAGCCCCCTCAGTTCATCCAAAGTCGTGCAAGTGTCCACCAGCTTAGTGACGTCACGCAGGCGCTGCTTCTCTGCAGCCACAGCAGCCAAGGTCACACCGTCAGCTGTCTCGGTTGCGCGCATAAAGGCCACATCTTGAGCGATAAGAAGCGGGGCACGTTCAGCGCGAAGCCGGTCTTTGGTAATCGCTTGTGCTTTAGCGAAGTCAATCGTAATCATTCAGTCACCTCAGAAAAATCAGCCGTCCAAGCACCGCGGAATGTACGGTCAGCAGGTACGTCAGCCGCATCGATAATCTTGTAAGGCTTGCCAGCAGGAACATCCTTAGCAGCGATCTCTTGCAGACTCAGACCGCACTCAGGTGCAGGAGTTAAGATGCAGATACCGCCGGTGTCGTTAGGGTAGATAATCAGTTTCATAATTGGCCTTTAGCGGAATACTGCGGCGTAAATATTTGCCATGTCAACGCCGACGTTTGAGCTTGTTGATTTAATAGTTATCCTTACAGCGGTGGTGCTTTGTGTTGTTGGCGCTGCCGTATCTGAAGAAGCATCAACCTGTAAAGTTCTACCAAATGTTGTTGCTGTAGTTAAGTTGATTGCATAGTTAGCATCCGGCAACGCATTCGTAAAATTGACCGTGTAATCACCCGTACCATTATCCGTAATCGAACTTACATTAAACGACGCGCGAATAGCGACAGTGCCTGTACCGTTAAAGTTCACCCATGCACGACAGAACGTACCAATTTGCGTACCTGCACTATCTTGAATGGTTGGCGGCGTGTTAGCCACACCGTTCTTAATCACCAACGTGCTTGTCGACGCGGCTTCTAGTTGATCTGCTACGATAGTTCCAGCCATGATCGTTCCTTATTCGTAGAGAATGTTAATTGAGCCAGCGTCAAACGTGTCTGTGCCGCCCGCTGTAGTGATGCGGACGCGGTCTAGTGCGCCTGATAATGCAGAAGAAACACCACTACCAAAATATGCAGTTGCAAAATCGCCTCTGCTTGTAGTATTAGAAAATGCCCATGTGTTTGAACTTAGCAAACATAATGTTGCAATTCCGTTATAATTATGTCCTGCAGCAACTGAATTACTAATTAAAAAACCAGCAGAAAAGTTAGTTCCACCTGTACCACCTGAAGAAACAAATGATGTAGCACCAACATATCCGCTTGTTGTAACGCTTCCACTTCCAATTTGTATTTGAATGTTTGATGTCCCACTCGTACTCACCCCACTAAACATCACCGTAATTCGCTTAACCCACGAAGGAATGCCAGTGAAGTCAATCGACGTACCGCTAGTTGAAGCCACAGCCGTACCCGACACAACAGGCGCTAACGTACCAGTGACATTCACCAGCGTCTGTGTTGTACTACCCGCAACAGCAGGAGCAGATACCGTAATCGATCCGCTGGTATCACCTGCAAGAACTAAAGATGCCATGATTTATCCTTTACAAAACTACCCAGCGACTGCCGGATGAAACGGTGACAATCACCGCCGCAGTAATCGCATCTATCGATGCTGACTGCGAGATGTCCACTTCGTAGGTACCAATACCACCGGTGCCGGTGCCCAACGTTACGATCGTTGTGCCAGCCGTTACGTTGACACCTGCGAC